CTGAAACCAACGATCACGAGACTGCTGAAGCTTGATCGATCAGATCGTGAAAAGATCCTTCTGATCTTATCCTTATCTCTGATGGAAGAGGAGACAGTCGAAAAGGCTGTCTCTGCTTTCATAGATCATCAAACAAAGAAGCCGTCTGAGGTTTAAGCCTTTCCTCTTTCTTTTGAGCTACATAAGTCATGTAGTCATCATTGAATTTTTTCTCCCACCACTCCTGCCAGGACACTTTGCTAATCGGACAAATCGCTGTTCTTTTACGCCATACATCTCTTGCGGCGTAATATTTTATTTCCTCAGCCCACCGTTTTTCTCTTGCCTCATCCTCTGGGGTCAATATCATTCTCGTGATGGTGCATGATTACCCGCCCCAACTGCGCCACAATTTGAGGAACCACTGCGTTACCTAATCCTTTGAGTCGGTTTGTTCTGTTTGGGACTCCGTGTGCTGTTCTGTTGATTCCGATAGGTTCGTCCATCCAATAGGATACCCCATCAACCACTCCACCCAATCTGGAGACAAACTCCCCGCTAGTTTCCCCTCTGGACTTTGATACCCTGACTGAGCCTCCACCGAATCCCTGAGACTGTTGGTCAGTGGGTTGCGTCCGGTTTTCTCCATGGCCTCTTTCTTTCTTGCCCCCTTGTGTTCTGTTGCAGTCGGAGTCGGCCACATCTTGACCGCCCGATTCAGACTTACGGAAGTGTGCTTCCCCGATTTTGGGCTGTAAGCTCTCTCTCCCGGCTGCGCTGGTTTCCCTTCTTTCGTTACAAGACTCTCCATGAAATCTGCCTCCCCTGATAGGTTCGCTGTCGGGGTTGGCCATAATTTGGCTGCTGTTTGTAGATCCATTCCTCTTTTCTGACCGCTGGCCCTCCTGATCACCGTTGATTGATTCACCACCAGATCTGTTGCAGCTGGCCCTCTTGGGCTGGCATCCGGAGTCGGCCAGAAACCGCTCCCTTTCTTGAGTTCGTGTGGACTCATCTGGTTCGCCTTGGCGGTCGGCGTATGCAATAATCCAGACTCGATCTCTTCTGTGTTTGGCATCGACGGAACAAGCTGGAAGTACAAATGTTTGTGCTGCGTAACTCTGGGTTTCCAAGTCAGATAACACGTTCTTGAGTTCCAAATTGAGCAGTCCACTAACGTTCTCAGCAAGGATCCAAGTGGGCTGTACCTCTTGTATGACTCTATACATCTCCGGCCAGAGATGGCGGTCATCGAGAGAGCCTCTTCGCTCCCCGGCAACGGAAAACGGCTGGCAGGGGAACCCGCCGCAAATAAGCTCAACTGCTCCTCTGTACTCATAACCATCTAGCTCCTTAATATCTGAGTGTATCGGCACATTGGGCCAATGCTTTTTTAACACCTTCTGACAGAATTTATCCATCTCACAAAAGGCCACTGTGTTCATACCGACGGATTCTAATCCAAGCGAAAAGCCTCCTATGCCGCTGAATAGGTCAAGTACTCTCAAAGCTGAGTGGCATCCACGGTCACAATACCGTCATGGTTGAATGGCAACCATTTGCCTTCACGATCACACTCCTCAGCGATTTGCATGGCCTGTTCATTCTTAGCATCCCCATAAGTCACTGCCTCATCTGATAATGTAAAAATCAGATAGGGATAAGGGTGTGTCTTTTGTTGGGCTAGAAAGAAAAACTTTTCTGCATCCAAGCCGAGGATCTTGCACCCCATCAGGTAGAAAGCTGCTTGCTGGTAGTAACGGAAGTTTCGGATTGCTGCTGTAAAACCTCGAGGGCTTGCATCCCGGCAAGTCTTTAAGTCCCAGATGTTTGATCCATCGTACCAATCCAAACGGGCCTTACATTTTTTGCCATTCCACATAAAACAAAGCGTGAGCTCCACCTTGTCATCGTCACTTGGCACATGATCCAGCACGACCTCACGACGATCCATACACACATCAAACAGTTCTTGTTTGATCGGTGTACGATCACCAAGGCTGCTCATAAAATCCTCATATTCATCCTTACCCGCCTTCGTGCGGCGGTCGAACTTCGGTTCTATCACAAACTCATCATTAAACTTATCCAGCTCAAGAAAGACAGTGTGTTGCACTCTGCCCTCTAAGAGAGCTGGTGTTTGCACCATCTCTTTCTGGTTTTTCCAAGTGTAGGGATCAGCGATAATGGTTGTCAGATCGTGAGATCTCCATGCCTCAATCGCTGCGTACTCCTCGTAGCTGAGGCCCTCAAACACACCTTCTTTAAACGACACTAAATAATCCTCCTAAGATCAGTCCGGCAAGAAAAGCTAACGAAAGGGCATACCCGGTATAGCGGGGTATGCTGACGTATCTAGTTATCCAAGCGAGGATCGTCGCCTCTGGCAAACCGAATATACCAAGCGCTTTTAGCCAAATCTTGCGACTCATCGTTGCCCTCCTTTTTGCTGGCTCTCCACAAGTATTTGAAACTTGCGATCTTGCAATAGGTTTTCACCGCATCGAGACCGAAGGCGGCAACCATCGCATCAATACATTCTATGCCGTTCTCCGTATCTTTATAGTGCGGTGGTGAGTTAACCAGATCGGTTTTTCTAGGTCTGCCACGTTTAGCCATGTTTTCTCCTCATGTGCGGTGGTTGGTAAGATTAATCCCGTGTTAGATCGGGGTGTAACGGATGTGGCATCTCACCTATTTCTCATCAGGGAGCTGACCCCACCGCTGGCCGACCTTAAGTGTTACGCCCCACTAGAATGGTATGTCATCCTCAAAATCATCCGCAATCTTTTGTGGTGGCATTGTTCCTGACTCTGGCGACTTGGGTTCTGGAGCTGGTTCAGTAACAACAGCCTCGCCACCTTTGCCAGATCCTTTCTTCATAGCGTTCTGGACCTCTAAGCATGGATCAACCTGATCCTTACCTACCTCATCACACCCGCCGATACGGTACTGTAAGAATCTAGGTAACAGCTCAAACTTGTCACACATCTCTTTGCTCTCTGCATCGCTCTCACCAGAGAACTCTTTGCAATATGCTCTAAGATTAAAAAACTCCAGCTCATTATGGGTTGGCAGTTTGCGTAGCTCACCGTCTTTATCGAAAGCGTTCTCATACTCCAACACTCTCTCAACCTTATCGTTACCCGTGTTGGTCTTCCCAGTTCGTAACATACAGCCCTTACCTAAAAACTGGAGGATATCGATGCCCGTCTTTCTTTCTGCATCCGTGAAGCTTTTACCACGCCACTCACCAAAATCTTGCGCTATAGCTGACTTCTCACCAAAAACCAGATTGTAAGACTTGAATATGCTCTTGGGCTTGTCGTCAGTGGTTCTTTCATCCGGCAGTTCCCAGTAGACATAGATCTTATGTTTTATGCCTGGGTGTAAACCGCCCTCTTCGGCAGTGCCACCATCTACGATCTTGTAACAGATCGCTTTATGTTTCCCAGGCTCGATAGCCTCGAACTCTTTTTTATCGCCGTCATACTGGTCCGATACAACGAAACTTTCCATTTGCGCTCCTTGTGTTTTTGCAAAAAGATATTGTATTGTACACATCCGAATATATTGGACAACCCATGTCAGAATTTATAATTCAAGATAAGTCAGCAAGAGATACGAGTTTTCCAATAACCGGCGACCTGAGAGCACAGTTTGTAGCTTGGCTTTTAGAACAAGGTGTAGAGGTCGATGAAACCAAGATCATGGATCAGGGCGCAGTCAATCGCGCTAAGTGGGTTGGTTCACACAAGAATAAGAAAGACGTTTGGTTCCAGTGCTGGTTTGATCAGAGCAGACCATACGGGCGTTATGGCGATTGGAAGACATCGGGCAAGGATGTATTAGGACAATGGAACGCAAAAAACAGCGAGGGTCGTAAGCTTACTAAGGCTCAGATCCAGCAGATCAAAGAAGAGACACGGATCCGTAAGGAGGAGTACGACAGAGAACAAAAGATTAAATGGGATCAGGCGGCACTGGAATGTCAGGAGATCTGGGATAAAGCACAGAAGACTGACACACATCCTTATTTGCAAAAGAAAGATGTGATGAGCCATGGCTTACGGGTTCACAAGGATGGTCGGTTACTTATCCCTTTGTACAACATGGAGTTCAAGATTCAATCGCTCCAGTACATTGATGACAACAATCGCAAGCTTATGCACAAAGGGGGCAAAGCCAGTGGCGGTTTCTTTATCATCGGCAAAGAGCTGATCAAGCAATCGCACACACTGAACTATGTGGAAGGCTATGCGACCGGGGCAAGCTTCTATAACGATTATCGAGAACCAGTGATCGTATGTTTTAGCGCTGAGGGCCTCAAGGTTGTCTCAGGTCAGATATTCGAGAGACAGCAGGAAAAGCTACACCGATTCATTGCAGACAACGATGAGAGCAACACTGGGAAAGAGAAAGCGGAACAGGCTGCTGGGTTGCTCAAACAGAAGAATGGCAATGTAGAGATCAAGATGCCGTCTGAGGTTGGTGACTACAACGACATGGTTAC